TGCAAGACCGCAAACAGCGTAAGAATGGCAAAGAAAACACGTATTATGACGACCCACGGGCGAGCCTACCGAAAGGAAGCACATCGCAGCTGTTGCGTGGTCACCCCTAAAGGTCGTCGTTTCTTTTAGACATGATTACACTCAGACAAAATCAATACGAGCCAATCGAAAAGGCCGTGTCCTATTTTCGAGAGGGAAAACCCAAACCGAGCCTCATCGTCTTGCCTACGGCGTGGGGCAAATCAATACTAACAGCTTTCGTCGCAAGAGAAGTTGGCGACAAGCTGATAGTCCTGCAGCCCAGCAAGGAGCTGTTGGAGCAGAACTATTGCAAATACCTCGACCTTTGCGGAGACTTCATGGATGCCACAGCAGGCATTTATTCAGCTTCGTTTGGCCGCAAGGAGATATGTACGATTACTTATGCCACAATCGGCTCAATCAAGAATCTGGGGGCAAAATTCAAGGAGCTCGGGTTCACGAAAATGATAATCGATGAGGCCCACTTATACCCGCGAGAGGCAGATTCCATGCTTGGGCGTTTTCTCAAGGACAGCGGCATCACGCACGTTCTTGGAATAACGGCTACGCCAGTGAAATTACAGTCGAACAGAGACCTTGGTGGTAACATCTTCTCAAAGTTGGTGATGCTGACAAGCCGCAGCAAGAAGGGGAACTTCTTCAAGGAGATTATCCACGTTGGGCAGGTGCAGGAGATGGTGCAACTTGGATATTGGTCGCCATTGCGCTACTCGACGAGAGCATTTGACTCGACCTTGTTGCAGTTCAACTCCTCGAAGTCAGAGTATACCGAAGGTTCAGTCCAACGTGCCTTCGATGCAAACGGAGGCCTTGCCGGGGTGGTCGCGGCCCTTGACAACAATCCCGAGCGCAAGCACATTCTTGCCTTCGTTCCCTCGGTCGAGGACGCACGGCAGCTTGCGGCCAGATACCCCTCCTCGGGCGTTGTGTGGGGCGAGATGGACAAACGCGAACGTGAGGCCACCATCGCGCTCTTCCGTGCAGGACGGCTACGGGTGCTCTTTAACGTGCGCGTCCTTTCGACGGGCTTTGACTACACGGGCATCGATTGCATCGTGCTCGGCATTTCGACGGCCTCGATTGCGCTTTACTACCAAATCATCGGCCGCGCAACACGTATCGACCCCGGCAAAGAAGATGCCCTCATCGTTGACCTCGGAGGCAACGTCGAGAGGTTTGGCCGCGTCGAAGACATCGTCTTCGAGAAAGGGCGGCTGTGGCGCATGTTCGGCTCCAATGGGCGATTGCTTAGCGGAATCCCAATCTCCGAGATAGGGGCTTACACGCGCCGCGACACAGAAGCTATCGACAATAAGACGGCCCTCGGCTCAACCCTTGTCGAGACAATGCCCTTTGGTAAGCACAAAGGCGAAAAGCTGGCTGACATCCCGAAGTCCTACCGACAATGGATGCTGCGTTCCTTCGATTGGAACGCCAAGAACGAAAAACTCCGAAAATCAATAATTGCAACCTTAAATAATTAGTTATGGCACGACCTAAACGATTGTCAGTAGACTTCTTCCCTCACTACGTCAAGGGAGGGCGAACAATCTTCATTCTCGAGGAACGATTCGGCAACGACGGCTACGCTTTTTGGTTCAAGTTGCTCGAGTCGTTGGGCGAGCGCACTGGCCATTGCCTTGATTGTAACGACGCAACCGAGTGGTCGTACTTTCTCGCCAAGGCCCATGTGCCAGAGAGCGATGCAAACCAAATCATCGACACCCTCGTTCAACTTGGAAAGATTGATGCACATTTGTGGCAAAAGCACCGCCTCGTCTGGGTGCAAAACCTCGTAGATAACTTTACTGAAATTTACCGAAAGCGTGGCATGGAGGTACCATCGAAGCCGACCCCGGCGGAGAATACGACCCAGCTTTCAGAGGATAACGACCGCGGAAACGCCACCACTCCCGACGTTTTCGCGACAGAAAACCCACAAAGTAAAGTAAAGGAGAGTAAAGTAAAGAAAAGAGCTAAAGCTCTCGTGGATTGCGACGAGGTCGCAACCCTATGGAACACCACATGTTGCTCTTTGCCGAAGGTCATGTCTCTGAATGCGGATAGACGGAAAAAGATAGAGCTCCGCGCCTCCGAAATGACTGCGGCAGGCGGCGACCCAAAGGAGGAATTCGTCAAGGTCTTCGAGACAATCGAGGCCTCGGACTTCTTGGCCGGGCGGACGGGCAAGAAATGGAAGGCGACTTTCGATTGGATATTAGCCAACGGCAGCAATTGGGTCAAGGTCGCCGAAGGTAATTATGACAACGAGGGCGCGTCGCGCCCCGTGTCGGCCTCCGACCATCGCTTGGGGACGGGCGAGCGTATTGAGAACGGAAGGCGGACGTACGGCAGCGGAAAGGCCTCAATTCCGCTCTCTGCGCCACCGCGCCCTTCAGAGCAGTATTCATGGAACGCAGAAACTAACGAATGGGTCATCTTATGAAACGCTTCAATTGGGACAAATACGGCATCCAAGTGCCCTACGGCCGCGCCAGCGGAAACTACAAGACATTTTGCCCGCAGTGCCATAACAATCGCAGCGACAAGCGGGACAAGAGCCTCTCTTGCGAACTCTCTACGGGCGAGTTTCTATGCCACTATTGCGGCTTCAAAGGCGTGGCCTTAGAAAATTCCGAAGATGATAAAAAACGATGGATGGAGCAGCAGCCTTGGTTTAATCAAGCCAAGGTAAAAAACGCACACCCTTCCTATAAAAAGCCAAAGGGAACGGGGTCGCCAACACTATCTGCGAAGGCTCTGGCGTGGTTTAAAGGCCGCGGCATTTCTGAGTCCACCCTCGCGGTAGCTCGCGTCACTGAGGGACTTGAATGGATGCCGCAAAAAAACGGCAAGGCCAATACGGTGCAGTTCAACTACTACCGAGACGGCCAACTTCTCAACACCAAGTTCCGCACGGGAGATAAGTGCTTCAAACTTGTAGCCGGGGCCGAGCTGCTACCATACAACATCGATTCCATCAAGGGCAAATCCACCTGCATCATCACGGAGGGAGAGATGGACACGCTATCGTTTATCGAGGTCGGCCTTACGGCAGCCGTGTCCGTGCCCAACGGCGCAAATGCAAACCTCTCGTACCTCGACGACTACATTGAGGAATATTTCGAGGATAAGGAGACCATCTACATCGCTGTTGACTCGGACACGAAGGGCGTGGAGCTGCGAGATGAACTGCTGCGGCGATTTGGCCTTGAGCGTTGTCGAGTGGTGGAGTATGACCCTACGTGTAAGGATGCAAACGAGCAATTACAAAAGTTTGGGCGCGACAGTCTCATCAAGTGTTTCGAGAATGCCCCCGAAATCAAAATGGACGAGGTCTACTCCCTTCGAGACTTTGAGGATTCTCTGGACGCCATTTTTGAGCAAGGCCTGCGGCCGGGCGTAACGATAGGCCACCCAAACTTCGATAGGCTCTGCTCGTTTGAGACGAAGCGTATTTGCGTTGTGACGGGCATCCCCTCATCGGGCAAGTCAGAATTCATCGACGAGATTGTCGAGCGGCTTAACGTCCTCTACGGATGGCGGGCCGCGTATTTCTCCCCAGAGAACGCGCCTTTGGCCTACCACGCCACTAAACTCATTGAGAAGTTCACGGGTAAGCATTTCTCGCGGGCGACACTTACTCACGGTGAATACAAACAGGCCAAAGAGCACCTCGAAGCAGACTTCTCATTCATAGCCCCGGACGAAAACTTCACCATTGAGAACATCTTGAACAAGGCGAAGTATCTTGTGCGGAAGCGGGGTATAAAAATCCTTGTTATCGACCCATATAACCGACTCGAGGACGAGAGCAACGGCCAAAACGAAACCAAGTATATCAAGGAGTTGCTTTCCAAGCTAACGCGCTTTGCGCAACGCAACGACGTGCTGGTAGTACTTATGGCGCATCCCACAAAACTGCACAAGAACAAGGATGGAGTCATCGAGCCTCCGACCCTCTACGACATAAGCGGCTCTGCTCACTTCTTCAACATGGCGGACTTCGGCATTGTGGTGCATCGCGATTATGTAGCGAACAATGTCGAGGTGCATGTGGCCAAGGTCAAGTTCAAACACCTCGGGAAAAAGGGGGTTGCAATCTTCAAGTATAATCTTGACAATGGCAGGTATGCACCCGCGGACGAGACGCTCGACCCCATGCGCCCAGTTGCGTGGGATACATCCAACCATCTGCAGACCCTGCTACGGCGCAGACTCGAGGAAGATGCAGTGGCAGCTCAAGGAACCTTCGATGAGGAATGGCTACAGCCGAGCGGCGAAGATGCTCCGTTTTAATCATTAGCTCTCAATCAAGAATCATTAAATCCAAAAAATCATGACAGAAATCAAGAACGAATCGGTTTTAACCCCGGGCACGTACCATATTAGCCAGAACTGCTCGGCGTTTATTTGCGGCGGCAAGATTACAGTCCAAGCTGGACGAAGAGCCGCGTATCGTGCAACGTATATTCCAAGATGCCGCGATTGCCGCTTTTACGGACTTGGCCATTCGTCAAGAGGACATGGTAGGCTAACCTTTGTGTGCAAAATGCAGCCCAAAGACCTCAGCTCTGCCGCGCAGATGAGCTCAGCCGTATTTTTCGCAGCGCGTGGTAACGCCCCGGCGTGCACTCAGTTTGAACCTACAGATGTGGCGCAGGTAGAGCCCTCTCAATGCGATGAATCACGACAATAACTCCGCAAAAGCAAAGCGCATCGAACTGCTTGAATGGATAATTGCACACGCTCCAGAGGAACTCGACAGAATGGTTCAGTACGCAGTACCCCGTGCCAAAATAAGGGCTTACGAGGAATACATCTACGAGCGCAGAGAAGAACTCCAATGGCTAAAAAGAAGCATCAATGAACGGAAATAAAATGGACATCCAACTAAATCAGCGATTTAGCGCAGCGTTGCTGCCGATTGCGCCCGCTTATCCAACCCTTGTGGACATAGCAAAGGGGCTTTCTCGAGAAGAGATTTACAGAGTGGCCTATTTGCCCTTTGTGGTAGCCGAGGTCATGTGGGACTACGCCGACACGTTGTGCAACATTGGCGCAATTTTGCGCCACGAGCAATCAGACAAGGACTGCCGCTCCATGAAGCTATTGAGCCGCGCAGTGCGCACGTTGCGCCGAGAGTATGAGCAAGGCCGAGCGGCTTACATTGATGCGGTGCAACGCGAGGTAGAAACCACCCACATGATTGAATTCCAAGAGGGCCTCCGCTCGTACTTCACCTCGCTTCGAGCCTCAATTGAGAACGACATCCATCGGCGATATGGTGAGATTCGCCGCAGTAACCTTATCCTACTATTGGCGGTGTACGAAGCTATAGTGGTCTACCGAGCACTGCTAAAGTATGCTGATTGGGCCGACCGCCTAATTGAGAAGAAGTGTGGCCGCGCTCGGCATAGCATTATTCCAGACGAGATTACGCGGCTTGGCAGTCTCCTGCCGCAGTATGCCGGGGACTGCGTATTGCCCACGAACACGCCCGAGATGAACCTTTGGCGAGACACTCTTTGCAACAAGATTCACGCAATCGAGCTCGAGGGACTTTCCGACGAATAAAAAGAAGTCTAACGCGGGATTGCCCGCTAATTATCAACTTAATAAACCCAAATACAATGAACAGCCAAAATGGTAACTTTGGCATGAAGCTCAACCTTTCGATGCTGAAGGGAGCGAGCGTTGCCGACATTCAATTTCCCCACGGCGTAGAACGTTGCGTCGTAATCCCAGTCGCCCCCAACAATCTCTTTGAAGGGCAGAAGGGCGTTTACCTTGACCTTGTGGGCATTGCAATGCAGAGCCCAAAATTCGACGCTACGCACGTCATCAAGCAGAGCCTGCCCAAGAGCGTGCGCGAGCGGATGACAGAAGAGGAACGGCGCAGCCAGCCGATTCTCGGCGACCTCAAGCCTCTGGGCAGCAGCTCCCAGCCTCAGCCTGCTCCCAATGCGTATGGAACGGGGGCGAAGGCCACCCTCTCCATGCTGCCGCCCACAGCGTCGCCTGCGTCCGCAACGCTCCCAGACATACCGCTGCCGTTCTAACCTATTTTTAAGCGCGTCTGTCGGCCTATCAACCAAAGGTTGACGACGCTCTTTAACGCAACAAATACTTCAAACATGAAAAAAAGAGTTTATATTTCAATTCCAATATCTGGCCATGACATCTGGTCACAACGCCTACGCGCAATCGAGGTCGCGATGCGCTTTCGTCAAGAAGGATACGATTTCTTTATTCCCTATGTCATCATCCCAGATGGAGACCTCTATGAAAGTATATTTACAGACCTTAAAGAATTCTTGCGCTGCGACATCCTCGTCCTAATCGACGATTGGGAGACCAGCGAAATCTGCCGCTGTAAAGCAGATTTGGCCAAGGATTATGGGATTGAGATTCGCATCGTAACTACGTAATTCGCTAAAACCATGACTTTCCTCACTATTCAGATATGAAAAAAAAGGTATACATTTCCATTCCCATATCGGGGCGCGATATTTGGGAACAGCGTAATCGCGCAATTGAGGTCGCTCAACGCTTTTACCACGCGGGCTACGACGTGGTGACGCCATTTGATATCATTCCTATTGGCAGCCATATCGCCAATGACTACGCAACCTGCATGGGCGAGGACATCAAGGAGCTCTTGCGATGCGACATCATCGCCCTCGTTGACGATTGGGAAAGTTCCAAGGGCTGCCGAGCCGAGGCGCAGGTGGCCGCAATATACGGCCTCGAGGCCCGCTTTGTAACGATATAATCCTTCAAGGCTATGACGTTATCCACACCACCAACCAAAGGCCGTCAAAAGGCCGTCAAAGTCCCTTCTGCGCCATCATGGGACATGTTCACAGTTCTCTGCAAGACAGAGCTCCGCGCAGACTGCGTGAAAGAGTTTCGTTTCCATCCCACGCGCAAATGGAGGTTCGATTACGCCATCCCCCTGCACAAAATCGCCATAGAAGTTGAGGGCGGTGTGTGGAGCGGCGGAAGGCACACATCCCCAAGGGGCTTCTTGAACGACATCGAGAAATACAACTGCGCGGCCCTCATGGGCTGGCGGCTCTTTCGCTGCACGCCAGACACCCTACTCACAAATAACACGATTTTGTTGCTAAAACAAGCGATTTGCGGCGATTTTGATGCCGAAAACGATATTTTTTGCGCCAAAATGTGATTATATTATAATCATTTTGTATCTTTGTAGAGTAAAACAGCACCAAGAAGAACGACTCAAAACAAATCCTAAACAAATATGCTTCACTTTTCAGAATACGTATCGCTTGGGCATCCCGACAAGATTGCGGACTACATTTCTTGTCGGCTGCTCGACGCGTACCTCACCCTTGATGAGCGCACGCGCTACGCGGTTGAGGTGCAAATCAAAGACAACCAAGTCACCCTCGGCGGAGAGGTAACCTCAGCGGCAAAATTAGATGACGAGACAATTGCCAATATTGTACGCGAGGCCGTAAACGACATCGGCTACACCAAGACGTACCAAGCCATCTGGGGCAAGGAAAACACCATTTGCGGAGACGACCTCAACGTGGACATTCATATCGGCCGACAATCTCCCGACATCGCCCAAGGGGTAAGTCTTAACGGGTGGGGAGACCAAGGCATCTTTTTTGGATACTGCGAATATCGCCCCGGGACAGACGGAATGCCCCTTGACCATTCTATAGCAAAGACCCTTTGCAAGCACCTTTTTGAGAGTGGGTTGGGCGGTCTTGACATCAAAACGCAGGTGGTTATGGACGACGCCAAGGTAAAGAAGGTCATTGTTGCCATTCCGCTGCTCGCAGATGGGTATACGCGCCGCGTACGAGAGGTTACAGCCTTCGTACGCCGTCTTATAAAAGGGGATTACAACCTCACAGTTAACGGAACGGGAGCATACCTTCGCCATTCGAGCATTGCCGACTGCGGCACCACAGGACGCAAGCTGGCCGTAGACTTTTACGGCGGGAATTGTCGCATTGGCGGCGGTTCGCCGTGGACTAAAGACGGCAGCAAGGCAGACCTCTCGCTTAACCTCGTCGCCCGTAAACTCGCAAAGGGATATGCCTGCAAGTACCAGCGAGACATCGTGGTTGCTCTCGGATGTTGCATCGGCCATAAAACAATCGACTATTCCGTCCGCGACACGGCCGGGACGGAACTGTCAGGAGGCAAGTTTTATCTGTCTCCCAAAGACGTAATCAGGAATTTCAAACTCAACAGCCCCATCTACAGCTCGATGTGTCGCTGGGGCTTGTTTGGGCAGTATCAGTATGACAAACCATGGGAATAATGGAAAAGGAAACGATTAAACTCACTCAGCTGCAAACCAATAGCCGTAACCCGCGCAAGATTAGCGAGAAAAACCTCACAAAGCTCGTGACCTCGCTCTTGGTGTTGCCCAAAATGATGGAACTGAGACCCATCGTAGTGGACGACTCGCTCAAACCGCTCGGCGGCAACCAAAGGTACAAAGCGTTAACTGCAATCTCGCAAATGGACATTGCCGAGATTCAGAGCTCCCTGCAAGCCTCTCACGATTTTCAAAAGAAAACCGAGGCCGAGCGTGACGCGCTCCTCGATTATTGGGGCGCATGGCTCAACGAACCGACCGCGCAGATTATCCGCGCATCAGAGCTCTCCGAGGCCGAGCGCAGAGAGTTCGTTATCAAGGACAACACCTCGTTTGGTGATTGGGACACCGAAATGCTGCAGGCCGACTTCTCCAAACTCGAGCTCGAGGATTGGGGACTCGACGACATCGAATTTCCCAAGGAGGAGGAAGATGCGGCCAAGGAAGACGACTACACCGACGAGGATGCCGCTAACGCGCCCACACGTTGCACGAGCGGCGACATTTGGCGGTTGGGCGACCATCTGCTCATGTGCGGTGACTCGACGCAGAAAGGCGACGTTTTTGCACTTGTCGGGGCTGAAGGAGTCGTTGACCTATTCCTCACCGACCCACCTTACAACGTGGCCTACCAAGGCGGCACCGCTGACAAACTCACCATCAAGAACGATAGCATGGAGGATGCGGCGTTTCGAGGCTTCCTCACGGACGCATTTCTTGCCGCCGACGTTGTGATGAAGAAGGGCGCGGCCTTTTATATTTGGCACGCTGATAGCGAGGGATTGAACTTCCGCATGGCCGTGCGCAACGCAGAATGGGATTTGAAGCAAACCCTCATTTGGAACAAGAACTCCTTAGTCCTCGGCCGCCAAGACTATCAGTGGAAACACGAACCATGCCTCTATGGTTGGAAATCGGGTGCAGGACACGCTTGGTTCTCCGACCGCAAGCAAACCACCGTCATTGACTTTGACCGCCCCAAGGTGAACGCAGAGCACCCGACCATGAAACCCGTCGGCCTTTTCGGTTACCTCATCGAGAACTCAAGCAAAGAAGGCGACCTCGTCCTTGACCTCTTTGGCGGTTCGGGAACATCAATCATCGCCTGCGAGCAACTCGGCCGCAAATGCCGCATGATGGAGCTCGACCCACGCTATTGCGACGTTATACTTGACCGCTGGGAAAAGCTCACCGAGCGCACCGCAGAACTCGTCAAGAACGTCAATAATCACGCCGAGAACGCAAATTCGACATTATGAGCGCACCTCAATACGTAAAACGCCATAAACTCCGCATCGCAAGACTTGAAATCGTTGCGGAGCTCTACAAACGTGGATACTCTTATCGCAAGATACGCGATGAGGTTATGCGTAGACTCGATATCCGAACCTATGCTCTCGGCTCCGTGCAGAACGACGTCGAATTCCTCCTTGCAGAATGGCGCGAGTCTCGACTCTCGAATATCGACGACCTCGTTCAGTTAGAGCTTGAGCGCATTGACGAGGCTGTCACAGAGTGCTGGGAGCAATGGGAGCTCTCCAAGGAAGACCACGAGCAGAGCGTCACCACCAAGAAGGCCTCAACCGATGGCTCACAGAAGGGCGCAAAACGCTCGCAAATCGAGACCCGCACGGCGGACGTTCGAGGCCTTGGCAATCCTGCGTACATATCCGAGATACGTGCACAACTCGTCGAGAGGCGCAAGCTGCTGGGGCTATACTCGCCAGAGCGTGCAGTTATTAAAACAGAAACAGAACTCACGCGCGAGGAGGTCGAGAGTGAACTCGCCCGCCTATCCGCGCTTCAAAAACAAAAGTAACAATGGCGGCCTCGCTCGACATATTGCGCAAGGAACTTGCTCTACGCAAGCGGCTGCTTGAGATTGACGCCCCACGTCAGTTTCGGCAGTTCTTGCCGTATGTCGACCCGAGCTACGACCGACAATGGTTTCACTCGCTGATTGCCGACCGCTGCCAAGACCTGCTCGATGGCCGCATCAAGAAGCTGATGGTCTTCGTCCCTCCGCAGCATGGAAAGAGCCAGATTGTATCTCGCTCGTTCCCGGCTTACGCCCTTGGAACAAATCCAGACCTCAAAATCGTAGGATGCTCGTATGCGGCCACGCTTGCTCAAGGGTTCTCGCGCTCCATACAACGTTTGATGGACTCCGAGGAATATATCCGCATTTTCCCCGAAACTTATCTCAACGGCTCGCATGGGCACGCCTCCATTCGTAGCGTGGCTCGCACGGCCGACGAGTTTGAAATAGTTGGCCACCGCGGGTTTTACAAATCCGCAGGTGTGTGCGGCGGACTAACGGGCACTGCCGTTGACATAGGCATCATCGACGACCCCGTTAAGGACGCAATAGAAGCCAATTCTGCCACCTATCGAGAGCGCGTTTGGGATTGGTACTTGTCTGTCTTTATGACGCGCTTGCACAACAACTCAAAGCAGCTGTTCATAATGACGCGCTGGCACGAGGACGACCTCGCCGGGCGTATCTTAGCCCAAGAGAACGATTGGGAGGTGCTTTCAATCCCTGCAATCCGCGAGTCGCTCCA